AACTAGGTTACAGAAGGATTTACTACCTAAAAGTATCTCTGCGCACGGGTTAACTCCCTTAAACCAAGGGGCACGTTTCAATGCAGCCTCGGCGTTAATAAAGGCAGGTTCAGAACCACCAGCATCGATCATCATCTGCATGATATAATCAAGTTCTGCAGGTGTAGGCTTCTTGTAGAACAGTAAAGAGTTATTGGACTGTGCCCGTTGTGGGTTATCAATCCAATGGTCTTTCTTAGCTGTCGCAAACTCATCCCATTGAGGTGACCCATAAGGCATCACCGCAATCTCTGCAGATCTGCGAGATGACAAGCAGGTTCCTAGCCAGTTTAGGACATCGAGGATATCAATACGATCAAGAAGCTTACCTGCTTTCTTGTTCAAGATACCTGCAATTTCCTCGAAGGCTTTAGAGATTGTAGTATCCCCAGAACTAATCCAACCATAACCAGATAGGCGTTCACCTGCTGGTCGGATCTGTGAGAAGTCTAGAACGATACGATCTGCATTACCTTTATACGCTAACAACTTACCGATGGATTTAGCCCAAGCCTCGGCGCTATCTCCGACCTCGATATGATGTCCATAACCTTGGTCATACTCTTTATTGTTGTCGTAGCCACGGCCCGTGCGAGTAGAGCGTACAATCTCTACATGCATCGGCTTGGAGAAACCATTCAATGTTCCAACCACAGGCTCAAAGCCTACGCCACACCCCTGCAGTAATAGCCAGAAAGCATCTACTACATCGTGGACAGTCTCGATGCGACCAAAGGAACAGTTGAACTGTGAAGCCTCACGACGACGTGCGACATCAGTACCACCAAGCCAAAGGGTTCGACCAGAGGGACAAGCAATACGTTTAAGGTATAGGTCACGAAGGTCTGCTAGTTCTTGTTCTTGTTCAGTATCTAATTCGCGGCCCTTCGCACGGGTCCAGAGCCAACGTTGATGTGAGATAACTCGGTCTACTGTTTGTTCCCAAGTCTCGAACTGTGTCCCCTCTGAATTGAGAGGACGGTTATATGTACGGCGCGTAACAACTTGCGCCCGTGTTGAAAATGTCATCGATTATCACCGCTTCCTTTAAGCACCCCCCGATCTTGGCGAGATGCAAGTTTCTTTCTATTTCTATCTGCAATGGTTGAGAGTGGTGCGCCCAGTTCAGTCCCCATCTGAGAAATGAACCAGAGGATATCTCCGAGTTCATCGAGGACATCTTCACGGGGGAACTTGTTATCTTTGCGATACCATTTGGCAATCTTGCCAGCGAACTCTCCAGCCTCTGCCACCAATCCCAAGCTTAAATATTCCATGTAATTATCTGGTGGGTATATAGCGGTTGTCGCTGCTTCTTTTTGGTATTGGTTGAAGGTAAGGTTCGGGGCTATGTGGTCCTTAATCATTTCATTCCTTGATTTGATAGGTGCCCTCAGTGCAGTCCAACGAAGCAATTAAGCTGCGCCATTGGTTATGCATTAAGAACAGGAGTTGATATTCGTTTTGTTTGGTATCGAACTGTCGCATCCAGACACCATAGTCATCGAAGATAACCTCGATGTCTTCCATCTGACCTGTGGTGTCTAAGATTGTTACGACTGTTTGATTGCTCTCGGTTTCAACAGTGAACATCAGCTATCGATGTTAACGCCGAGATAAACTTCAAGGGCCTCGTAGCCCCCGATTAGTTGGCCATCAGGTCTAAAGATTTGAGGTACTGTAATTAGGTTTGCTTTAGACATTAGTTCTTTAAGCCAACGCTCATCGCTTACATGAATAACCTTGTAGTCCAGCCCATTGCTGGACAGGAGATCGATAGCTTTCGTACACCACTTGCAGTGGCTACCAGAGATAACAACGAAACTCATAGTGATGCCTTACCTTGTAGCTGATTGATACGCATTTCTGCATATCGCATTACTTTTTGCAGATCGGTAATCTCGGACATATCCTTGTCCATGTTGGGATACATCTTATGCCCAGCGCGAACAGCATACTTTACGATATTACCAATGTGGAAAGGTAACTCGTTGTGCATGATGAACTCGATAGGCTCGATGGTGTACTGAGTGTAATGGCTCGGTCGGTTTACATGGTCGGTGGTGTCCATAGTCGTACCCTTTTAGTTTTCATATTGAACTGTTCTACTCGGCAGATCCGAGCGACCCGTGCCATTGTTAGTGCCACGTCTTCAGATAGGTTCTGCTTGGAATATGCTTGAACAACGGCGGTCCACATCTCTGCTGCTGTGGTGCAACCTTTTAGGATTGCTTCCGCTTTCTTAGGTCCGATAGATGGACAGCCTGAATAACCATCTGTCGTATCCCCTGTCAGGGTTTGATACATGTGGTTGTAGTCTGCTTCGAACTCAGAGATTACTCGGACATCTTCGTCCTTTGCTGGGTTAAAGATCGTACATGGTATTGTGTTAAGGTCTTTGTCCTCTGACACAATAACACCGCCCCGCAATGTAGCCTCGATACCAAGGATGTCATCAGCCTCGAAGGTGTCCCAGATCTGTGCGCCTAGATCGTCTATCATCCACTGCTTAATAGCTGGCAGTACTAGAGGTTTCCTAACGTCCTTACGGTTACTCTTGTAGGTCGGAAGGATTTCTTTTCGCCAGTTATTAGGCGCTGTAAGGTATAAGCAGATTAGTCCATCACCAAGCTTATGAACAACACGCTGTAGATAATCGATGACATAAGCCTTGGCTTCATCCTCAAATGAGTGCAATGTCCACAACCCATCACCCCAATTTACTGGACGTTCTGAGGATGATGCAGCTTTAAACGCGATGATGTCTGCGTCGATTAAGTATCTCAATTTATCATCCCTTCAATCAAAGTAATTCGAACTGAAAGCTTGGCATCGTAAAACTCTACATCTATACCAAACTCGCTCTGTCCTTTATCGCTCATTACTTGAATGATTGTTGCGATGGACAGGTTCATAATTTCTGAAACTTCTTGTTCGTCATCTGGTTCATCCATCTGTCAGCGCCTTCCATGATGTTGGGAATAGGGATTGCATTTGTTCACCGAGTAACTCAGCGAACTCTCGCGTTTCCTTTTGGGTGTCAGGTTTGATGCGAAGGTTGTAAACGCGAGACCAGAACAAGAGAGAACCTGTCCATACCCACTCAGTGATTGCACCCTGTGGTAGGATGGCCCTTGCTTGTTCAGCGCAGATACCTAGTGCAACCATCTTGTTGTACATAGCAATCGCATCGATGCAGATGTCATGATACTCATCGATGAATTCTTCTGAACGACGATGTGGCTCATCAGACGAACCTTGCTTTACGTTATCTGCCGCTGCCCGAAAGAACTGAGGCTTCCAATAGTTCGGCTGGGTCTTAACGTAACGACGAGATACCTCATTCCATGTACCACCGACTTGGTGCTTTGCCAGTTGTCGGGCCACGAAGATCGGGGCACTGCATCGGAAGGTAGCTTGAGGATGGGAGAATGGATGGTAGTGTCCTTCACGCGCCAAGAAATTAATCAAACCCTCGTTGCGATTAGCACTATAGTTATCTGCTTGTTTGTCGAATGACACTCGCGCTGCATCAACAACAAGACTGTCATCACCCATGTGGGTCATGTATGATACTTCGTTCATTGTGTTTCTTTCGGGTTAGAATTTCATAAAGTCTGGTTCGTTAAATGTGTGAACCTCACGGTGACAGTTGGCACACAGCATGAAACATTTATCTGCTTCGGCTGTGATGTTGTCCCAACTGCGTTGAAAGTTCCCCTGACTTACAGGGAACTTTTTCTCTGATGGATCGTAGTGATGAAAGTCATAGACGTTCTCATGATAAACACCGTCACATCTTTCACACTTACCACCCTTGTATTGTACCAGATCTTTCTTGCGAGATTGAACCAATGCTCTCATCTTGATGGAGTGTTGATTGTCAGTGCGTGTCTGCCCAATCATTACCGACTTTGTACTCCCCTGTGATGGGGCATCTGAAGTTGTAGTATTCTCCAGCTTTCTGAAAAGACTTAACTGCTTCTTGTCCGATGGCATCAGCTATTTCCTTACGGGCAATAAGCTGCACCTCGTCATGAACATGGGCCACTTGAGCGTAGTCCACGCCCCAGATGTAACCCATTGCGGTTAGATTTTCATATAAAATAACGGTTGCTTTCTTTGATAAGACTGCACCCGCTGACTGTAGTAGCGTGTTCAGGGCAGCATGGTCTGAGCGTATAGGTAACTCTCGACCATCCAGTCCCTTGAGGTATCCATTCTTCTTGACTGAAGCTGACACCGCCTCGCGTAGTAACTTGATAGCTGGTGTTGCTTTCATGAACTTGGCGATAAGCTTACGACCTTCCTTCTCAGAACCACCGACGATGGAA